GAATGATTGGCAATTGTACCAACATTTTTAGCAACTTCTGCTAATGCAAAGTTACTAGAACTTGTTCCTGTTATTTTATAAATTCTTCTTTGGCAAAATATAAATAATTCATCACGAAAAACTTTTAATCCTGTAACAACATCCCCAACTTTAATTGTTCCTGCACCTGTGTCAAAATCATCTTCGGTAAAAGGACCTGAAAATATAATACTGTGTGTTGCATCTGACATGCCTGCATAGAACATATGATTAGCAAAGGACTTTACATATTTAGGTGCAGTAGGTGCTGTTCCACCACCTGTTGCATTTATAATATCTTCAGTATAACTTGTATTTAATGTAAATGCATTTGTAGATCCTGTTGCAATTATAATTTTACCTGTTCCATCATAATTAAATTTATCAAAATCATAAGTATAGCTTGTTCCTTTACTTGTAGCTCTTGATGTCCATGATCCACTTGTTGTCCCACTATATACTGTTCCACCACGTCCTGCAATAATAAGATCATTAAATATTGCTGATAATAAAACTCTTTCAGTTGAAATAGAAACTTGAGGTACTATTGTAGAATTATATTTTGTTGTGCCATTAAGTCGTCTATAACCACCTTCAACAGATGGTTCAAAATTAGTTAATTGTAAAGCTTCACCAGGTTGCATATTATATACATCCTTATTTAATATAAGCCCACCTCCACAACTTGCTGTGTATGGAGTTATCTGTGAAGTATCCGTACTTGGCATTTGTTTCCTATACTACAGTTGTTGCAATACTCTCTGCGATTGTATCAGATCTCATATAATCTGCATGAGTACCATAATCTGTTTTTAATAATTTTAATTTTCTTTGATAATCTCTATCTGCTAATTGTGCATGTTGTGGATCTGATCTTAGCATATATACATAATATTTTGTTCTATCAATAATTATTGAAGCAAATCTATCAGGTAATCCCATATTATCACCATGTGCAGATAAATCTGTATGTGTTGTATAATAGTCATAACTAACTGTATATTCACCTTCACCTGGTATAGGACTTAAAATAAAAGAACTATAATCAGGCTTTCTTATTACTTTTGCAGGAAGCCCAAAAGAACTACTATTATTTACATCATCTGCAACTTTATTAGTTTGTAAATAAGTATCATATGTAATATGTGCTAATTTTTTAGGGGCAATATCACTTCGTGATACTCTAATATAATCTACATCTAATTGTACTGAAGATGCCTCAACATAAACATAAGATGTTGCTGCTGAAGCAGTAAAGGTTGTATCTAAAATATTACCTTCACCATAATTAGTTACACCAATTGTTGTATTTAAATTCTGTGTTCCGCCTGCAGAAGTTCCTACTCTTACAATTAGAGTAGTTGCTGAACTATTTGGGCTAAGAACCCTAACTTGTATTTTGTATGTTTTATTTACTACTGTAGATATAGATTGATAAGCTGCTGCACTATTTAAATTTAATCTACCATTTCCACTACTTGTATATGATGGTGAACCATCTCCTGTGGTCCAACTAGTTATATTAGAAGTAAATTCCCCATTAGTAATTAATTCTGTTGGCTTTAAAAAAAAAGACTCAAAATCTACTCTACGCATATCTGATGGAAAATCATATTCTCCATCACCTGTCGTAAGAGCTTGAGTCGTTGTTGTATGTAATAAAGGAATTTCAGCTCCTTCGTTATAAATATCATGTACCGATTTATTAATAAAATCTTTAACTGCTGTTTGAATACCTCGACTACTAGAGAAGTTTGATGAAGTCATTTCAACTTCATTCAATTCTCTTAAGATTCGGTTAGATAAAATGAGATAAGTGGTAGCCATTATTTTTCGTCCTTACTGTCGTATTCAAATTGTTCAAAACGAATTAATAGTCTTTTAATCCTAGACTCTGCATCGTCTAATTGTTTTTTTAAATCCTTAATCTGCTCTTTTAAAGCAGTATTATCAGATTTGTATTCTTGAATTATTTCAAGAAGTTGATTTCTTTTCTGATAACTCATTGAGTAACTTTACAATGTGTTCTAATCTTTCACTTTGTGAAGTGACTTTGTTCTCTAAATTCTGTATTCTATTTAATAGGGTAATATCATTACTACTAAATGTATTATAGTTTGTTTTTGTTTTTGCAGTTAAATCATAAGTAGTCATATATATCTCCTAATTAAAAATTTTTAATTAAGGGGGATAATTAAACCCCCCTTAATATTTTATCTTAAGTACTATTATGCGTACGTAACTTTTTGTGTTTCAGCGTCACCGTGACCATCACAGTCAGCAGTTACAGCAAACACTCTAACGACAGCATTTATTGCTCCCGTTGCGTTAACCAGGTCAATAGTATCTGCTGCTGCATAATACCTATAACCTATTGAGGTAGTTCCTTTTGAAGAATCACCTGCTCTAGCTCTAGTTATTTCTATTCCCGCAGTTGCAGTTGATGCTGATACAAAACAATCAACATCCGCTCCATCCCCAAGAGATAAAGTTCCAGAGTTTCCCGCACTATCAGCCGTTAAGATATCTAATCCTGCATACAAAACTAATGTATTTGCAGGCATACTTAATACCTGAAATACATCGCCTGTTGCATTAGTAGTATCTGCAAAACTGATAACTTGACTTAGTACTTTGACTGTAGGTATACTAGACGGATGTCCAGATGTACCTACTCCGCTTACTGAATAAGTAGCCATAATTTATATCCTCCTAAATATTAACCTACTGTTATAACACCTGAGTAAACTGCATCTGATCTCAGAATTTTTCTTCCGAAAACATGCAAGCCTCTCACGATGTCTGAAAATGAATCAGGGTCTCTGATAAGTTCTGTTTTCGCAATATGGTTTGCCGTAGCAACTGCACCTTGGTGCCCATAAAGGATTGCATACTCATTAGATCCTGCTGATCCGAACGTTTTAGATGCCGCTGCTCCACCTGAGACTGCTATCGCATTAGTTGAGTAAAGTCTAAAACCAAATAAAGGTCTATCCGTTACTAAACCGTTTCTCATAGAAGATGCAGAACCATCATTCATTATTGATTGGTCCATAATTTTTGCAGCCGCTTTTCTCAATTGCTTGTAAAAAGCTGGCGGTGCAACGAACCATCTGTTTTCCTCTGGTACATCATTACCATCAAGAACTGTCTTAGCAGCTGATATAACATCTGCTAATGTATCATTTCCTGCATCTCCATCAATTGGCGAAGCGTCTGTTCCAGTGTTCGCTGCTGATGTTGCTGCATTATCATAAATGTATTTTAATACATTATAGTCGTAGTTCTTTTTAAGTGAATAAGCACCTGAAGAAGTTGCTAGAGCTTCCCAGTTTACGTGTGATTGTCTTTCTTCGATGTCATCTACTTTAAACGCAAAGTAAGAACCTTGGTCGACAGTAAGTTGTAACTTATCATCTGCCAAAGTTTGTGTGTTTACAGTTTGACCTCGAGCGTAGTCGCTCACAGTAATGGAAGGCTCTTTCACGATATTTACCGTGTCGCCAAAGTTTTCAATTTCCCCAGCGTAATCAGTGTTAGTAATATCTTCAACAACTGATGCACGTCTGAAAAACTTTTGAACCTTTTGACTATAGACTGCTGGTACCCAATTACCCGAAGGTAAATTTTGGTAGCCAGAAGCCAGTCCCATTGTAGCCATGTGTTAGCCTCCAATTTATTGTTATTAAGGTTGGATTCTACCTTCTCTTACAGCATTATCAATGTCTTCTTCGCGCTTCGCATACTCACGAACACTCATCTTAGCAATTACAGCATTAGACCAAATTTTCTTTTTGGGTAATTCTGATTCAGTTGCTTTAGCAGTTTTTGTTATAGCTTTTGCTGCCTCTTTCTTAACAGCAGTTTCCTGTTTTTTAGATAGTTTGCTAACGCCTTTATCCATTTTATACAAATCAATAGCTCTTCCAGCTAAAGATGCATTGGAAGCATTTTCATACAACCAACCCTGTATAACAGGATCTTGTTTAGCAGCCCAATCGTGAAATTCATCTTTTGAACGAATATCTTTATAATCAGGATGTTCTTGTAACAATTCTACTTCTGCTTTTTCCCTATTAATTTGTTCCTGCTGTACTTGAAGATTTTGATACTTAGTCTCCATCTCCTTTGCACGAGTATCTGCTTTGTTCATAGCAATGGTTTCAACCATTTCATAAACATCAGGGTATTCCTTTCTCCAAGACTCTAATTCGTCCTTAGATTTAGGTGGAACAAACTGCTTTGATGATTGCTCAAGTTGAGTTCTTAAAGTTCGAACTTCATCTTTATGCTTTCCGAGTGTAGAATCATAGTGTCTTTTCAAATCGTCATAACGTTTCTTAAAGACACGTTCTTCTGCATTTTCAGGGCGTTCAGTTGAAGGAGTTGCTTCGTCATCCGAGCTTGCAATTTCTTTAGATGCTTCTGTGTCCTTTTGAACGGTTGCTGTCTCTGCTTTCTCTCTGTGAAACTTCTCTAATTCACCTTTAGCAAATGCTTCAATTTCAGGATCACTTGCGTCATCATGTTTTTTATAAAGATTTACTTTAGGCTTTTTAAATAGTTTCGGTTTTTCAGTTTTAGTTTCTTTTGTTTCCTCAGAAACTTCAACTGTTTCTTTTTCTTTGTTTTCCATTATTTTTTCCTCTTAGGTTGAGTGCCTTATGGATAAGGGTAGCTCACTTCCATAATTTGTGGGTTGATACTATACTAGACCTTGGTCTATTGCATCTGTTTCAGAAGTATCTGGCTGTTGAGCCAACATTCCTTCTTCAGTAGATACTTGTGCAGTATCAAGTGGCACATTATTATTTTCCATCTGCTGTGAACCTGATAAATCAGCAATAAAGTTTTGTATTGCTTGTTTTTCATCTCCACCATATATCTTTATAGCATATTGTCTAACTACCGATATAGGTAAGGTCACATTTTCTTCATTACTACCAAATTGATCCAATAATGGACCAGATTCAGGAGCAATTTTCTTTAAAATGCCTACAATAGATGGAGATAAAACTGCATCTATAGCAATTTTTTCTTCATCTGTTAAGTTAGTTAGTT